TTTTTGCTTTGGTAGCAGTGGTAATACAAGGTAATCCCTCCGCAAGCCCGCCAGTCTTGGTAAGACAGGCAGGTCTTTTTTTTTCTTGGCCTATCGGCCGGGATCACTCTTGCGAGCGATCCATTGAGGGGCTTACGCCCCCCCCTTTTCTTTTTCTTTTACTATCCTTGATACTTGGCCCCATATCATGTCAGGACATACATGCGGAAACTTGCGATCTACCTTGTCTTTAATCCACATATTAAAGAGATCTACAAAATCTTCCGCATTTGTATGCGTAACATTACTTAAATGGGCGTATATCATAAAACATTTTCCCCAATTCTCAGTTGCGTGAGCAAATTCTTCATCTAATTCAAGCTGATTCATTATTCGCCCCTCCTGTTATATTGCACTGGTTTATTGATATACCTTACCATGTGGTAAAACGCAAAACAATAAACCACTAAACCAAAAACAACACACATATTTATTTGTTCATTAGTCATTATTTAACCCCCCTTCTAAGTAGTTCGGCCATGTATATACCTATTTGGTCGATATATTTTCCATAGGTATCGATACCATTTGCAATGCATCCCCTAGCATCATCAATACTATATCGCAAGGATGCCACCGTCATTGCCTTGGCTTTTTTAGCTTCCAACAGGTGATTACAGACAAAAGGATTATAATTCATTAGACACTCCATGTAAGGGTTATTCTTCTCTGCTATATTATTCGTATGAAATCTAATTTTATTCAAGAAAAATTAGGAAAAACTTTTTTTATTATTAATCGTGAACTATTGCGTCTACTATATATTTTAGGCTATATGACGATATCTTTTTACCTTCATGGTGACAATCGTCATTATAGCTAACAATAAGAAAATACCCATGTTTAGACTTAGCTACTTTCTCCAATGTACCGAATCTATAACCTGTCGCCTTTGTATCTGGATTTTTATACTCATTAATTATGATTTTTCGGCCTACACCAGCATTTTCTTGTAAGTAGTATATTCCATCGGCCCCGCATCCACCTAACACACCATCTTTAATTGTAATCATCCTACTAATCCTTTTCTTTTAAGTAAGCTTAGAAGTTTAACTTTGTGTTTCCTTCATACTTTATTATCCGATTGAAACTAGAATTTATTCAAAACAATTTTATTTTATTTTAAAATTATTTGTATAACATTGTACTACCATATATAAAGATAAACATATCCAATTAGACTATGGGGTATGGGCATACCTTGGCGAAGCCCACTATCTTGGTTAAGACAGTAGGTTCTCGTTTGGTCTTGGCCCTTTGGCCTACTTGGCCATTTTGCAAAGCTTATCGGCTATTGCATCGGCCCAACCATTTAGCCCATTTTTGCGAATCCAATCGTAAAAATCCTCACATGCGGAATCATCCTCAAAAACTTCACGATCTGGAAATTTAGTCTTAAATGTACATACATACTGATTAGCCCAATTAAAAATTCTATTGCTAGGCTTTCTTGGTGTCCTGCCCATTGGCCCCTCTAAAATCACGCCAATAAAGAAGTTTTCGTCATTACTCCAACCCACTATATTTTCATCCTTCCATAGTAACTCTTGACAGAATCGGCCTATTATGCTTTCATAGCAATAAGTTAAAATTTCCACTTTTTGTTCGGGCGTAGAATCAGGCTTAATGCCCTTAGTGTATAGGGCAAAAACCTGTTCGTTTTTTTCGTTCATCTTACCTAATCCTTTTTGTTGTATCCTTAAGGCTTAACATTTTGTTTTCCTTATGTCCTATTATCCGATTAGACTTAAGATTTATTCAAAACAATTTTATTTTATTTTAAAATTATTTGTATTACATTGTATTACAGTCTATTAAGATAAACATATCCAATTCAAATAGGCCGATCTTAGCCTATAGGCGTACCTTCCCTAAGCCCAGTGACTTTGGTAAGACACTAGGTTTTTTTAAAACCCCTAGTCAAAATAACTAGGGGTTTGATTGACTAGACTAAACAGCACCTAAGATACCATCATCCTCGCATATCATAGCCAAACCTTTTTGATATGTACCATGTGCCGATCCTAATGAAATATCAAGTATACTTGCAATTTCATAAAAATCGTTACCATGTGCCCTAAGAACTAGTACATCATGTTCTTTTCGTGTAATGATACCAGCATCGAAATTATCCTTAAGATGCATTTTTAATACGGCCATTGTATCAAGACGCTTGCCTTGAATTTCTTTGTTGTTACCTTCTTCTTTATCCATCATTTTAGTAATGGAAGTTTTTTTATAATACCTATGGTTTATTTTGCGTAATCCATCGATTACCTTACGATTAAATAGATACCAGCAAAAAGTAGCGAATTTTGCACCTTTTAGGGGATTATACTTGCGAATAGCAACATATAACACATCTTGTGCCAAGTCTAAACAATCGGCATTTTGAAAACCATACTTTCTTCCAACCCCAACCATTTTTGCAGTAATGGTTACAATTTCAGAATCAGATACACCAACCATGTTTTCCATATTCATAATACTAATCCTTGTTTTAGATAGTTTGCTGATGATTCTAAAAAGTAGAATCTAAAAATCAGTAACTTATCTATCTAGTATGTTATCGAATTTATTTGAATAACACAATACAAAAAACATAAATAATTCTAAAATAAATAAATCTTCATCATTTCTACTTATTCTTAAAAATAAGAATTTTATTAAAATAAATGTTCACTATGTTTATAAACATTCAAATTCTTAAAAATGAGAAAACGCATATTTTTAACTATTATTAGTTATTTGTATATTTACTCAACAAATACGATCGTTGAAAATAATGGCATTATAGAAGCTTTAAACAGCATGACAAAATGGCATATTGCTACTTGCTAGGGTGAAAATACAACAAAGTTATACCAAAAATAGTAATACTAGGTAATACCTTTTTAGGCTAGCCACCAAATGTGACATGCCAAAATGGCAGGCGATGCGATGCCAAAATGGCAGGGGTTTTTTCAATTCGGATGCCAAAATGGCAGACTGCCAAAATGGCAGCCGGGCGTTGCCACTTACCAAGCCACACTTTCCCCAATGTACTACCAAAACCATACTTGTTCGCCCCCTAAATGCTTAATCCCACTTGCAATGCGATTGAAACAGTAGTATCATGCATAAGATGTACTAATACAATTTTCGCAGAAAATGGTGATGCCATGAACAAAGATGAACCAATTGAAGTAGAGACAAGAGTTAAGGTGATAGCAGGGTGTGTATTACCAGAACCAGAACTGTTAGCCCCAACACCTCCCATTGAACAAGCGTTAGCCAGCATCGAAGAGAACATCATAAAAGATGAATGATTATCCGCATGGATTAAAGGAGGAAGAAGTCATAGTAGCTTTAAAGAAAGCGATCAACCTTCTTGCCCCAACATTTACTTTTGGATATTACGATGTGGAAGACATTAAACAGGAAGCTTACATATTTGGACTTGAATCTTTATCTCGCTATGACCCATCTCGCCCCTTAGAAAACTTTCTTTACTCTCATATTAAAAACAGACTTATTAATTTCAAGAGAGACAAGTATCATAGAACAGATCCCCCATGTAGAGAGTGCCATGAATCGAACAAATGTTCAGATGGCAATTACTGCGAAAAGTATAAGGCGTGGAAGAAAAGGAATTTGTCTAAGCAAAATTTAATGCGACCCTTAGATATACAGACAATCTCAGACGATACAGAAAAGAACGCACACGGAAAACAATCTGTTGTAGATGAGGCGAACATATCTGAGTGTTCTAATCTAATAGACTTGCACCTTCCTGTTGAACTTCGTTCAATATATCTTAGAATTAAAGCTGGTGAGTCTGTTCCCAAAATAAAAAAGCAAAGAGTCGAACAAGCAATTAAGGAGATCCTAAATGGCAGGAAAGAAGCTGAATAGAACTGATCGTGATTATATAACTAAGCACCATGAAACTTTATCGGTAGAAGACTTAAGCTCGTTCTTGCTCAAGCCTGTGGTAGTAATTGAAGAGTTTGTACAGACACTCAATGATGAAAATCATAAAAATTTAAGAAGTAGCAAAGCTTGGCGACAGCTTAAGCAGGAAATGGATGAGGAAGAGTTGGAATATTTTGAAGAGCAGTATGTAAAGTACATGGCTCAGTTCAGAGAAGATGTTCTCGTAACTGAGGAAACACAAATATTTTTGGTTATTAAGTTTGAGATAATGATGCACAGGAATGCTAAGAGCAAAAGAAACTCTGGCAAAGAGATAGCAAAGCTAATTAGAATGCAAGAAGAGTACATGAGAAGATTTCCTGAGATGCAAGGCATGTCCGAATCTGATCGTGAATATGTGCTCGGCTTAGAGACACAGATACAAGCAGCTAAATCTTCTGAACAGGCTAGGTCTACAGAATTTATTAAACTTGAAGAAAAACACCAAGGATTGCTCAAAGACTTAAAGGCCACTAGAGATCAGCGTATTACTCGTATCGAGTCATCTAAAGAGACATACTTGGCTATTATTAAAAAACTTCAGAACGAGGAAGAGAGAGACTTAGTGGGAGGTACTATGGAAACCATGAAGCTTGCCACTAAAAAGGAAGAGAAGAAGTTAACTAGCGTTCATACATTTGATGATGGTAGTCAAGACCTACCAGTTTTAATTCCAAAGGATAAAGACGATGAGTAAGACAGCATTAGTGTTTGGAGCGACAGGACAAGATGGTTCTTATCTCTGCGAAAGTCTTTTGGCTAAAAAATATGAAGTAATTGCAGTAGCAAGAAGGTCATCAATAGATAATGGAGCAAGGCTTAATGGTTGTTCAGATCACAAAAACTTCACTCTCTTGAGAGGCGATGTCTGCGATCAATCTTTTGTCTTCTCCACTATCTATAAATATACCCCTACAGAAATCTACAATCTGGCAGCACAGAGTCATGTGGGCGATTCGTTTACGCAACCGCACTACACGATTGATGTGGATTTGAAGGGAACGCTTAATGTCTTAGAAGGGATTTTGAATTTTTCAAAATCTTCAAGACTATATCAGGCATCAACAAGTGAAATGTACGGATCATGTTTCTCTTATTATAGTCCTACTGATGGAATTAGAAAAGAATCTAAAACTGCTATTAGCAGAGAAGATTTTATTAATAAAGATTGTTTTCAAGATGAAGACACTTTAATGGTTCCAAACTCTCCATATGGTGTGGCAAAGCTGGCATCCCATAATCTGGTCAAAATTTATAGGGAGTCTTATGGCTTGTACGCCTGTTCGGGCATTCTCTTTAATCATGAATCGCCTAGAAGGGGAGAGTTATTTGTAACTAGGAAGATAACCTCTTGGATAGGTAAGTATGTTAATAAACTAACTAAAGATAAATTACAACTTGGTAATATAGATTCTCTGCGTGATTGGGGTCATGCAAAGGATTATGTTGAAGCAATGCGTTTAATGCTTCAGTTAGACAACCCACAGGATTTTGTAATAGCTACTGGATCTACCTATTCTGTAGAAGACTTTTTAAGCAAATCGTTTGAAGCTGCTGGACTTGGAGATTGGGAAAAGTATGTTGTATTAAACAAGTCACTGAAAAGACCATTTGAGGTTGATGCTCTTCGTGGTGTATCAACAAAGGCAAGAGAAGTTCTTAAATGGAAACCACACTATAATTTTGATCTCCTTGTAAAAGAGATGGTCGAAAGCGATATCAATGGACATAAAGTATAAGGTAATCAGAGATACTAGAGAGCAAAATGGCTGGACTTTTATGCCAGCAAAAGCTTGTGAAGGAACTGTATCTGGAACACTAAAGACTGGTGATTATTCCATAGAGGGATATCAAGATATATTGACGATAGAAAGAAAAGGTTCTATTGCAGAACTGGCAACAAATTTAGTTGAAGATAGATTTGAAAGAGAACTAGAAAGAATGCAGTCGTTTAAGTATGCATTTATGATTTTAGAATTCTCTATGGATGACTTAATTAAATACCCAAAGGGAACTGGCATACCATCTTACAAGATGAAGAGCGTAAAGCTCAATCCATTTTTCCTATTGAAGAGATTGATAGAAATAGAATTAAAATACAAGGTTAAAATAATCTTTTGTGAAAATCATGGGCAAACAGTTGCCTCTTCCATATTCAAACGAGTAATTGAAAATGAAGGACCAAGAGAAGTTAAAGAGGATAATTGATCGAGCGTGGATGCTTTCTGAGCAGGAAATGCTTGCGGTAAATCCTCTTACAGACATTAATGATATTCAACGAATAGTTGATGTTCCATTAAACACGATTCATCCATTGAAAAACATTTCTAAAGCAGACATGGAAAGAATGGATATATATCTGCTAAAGATAATGAGAAATCCAGACTACTTTCCTTTTACATGCAAGCTTCTATTTGGAATAGATATATTTCCTTTTCAGCACATTATTTTAAAAGAGCTTTGGAAAAGACCATTCCCAATGATCATCGCTGGTCGTGGTGCAGGGAAAAGTTATATCCTTGCGTTATATTCTATGCTTAGACTTCTATTTACTCAAGGATGCAAGATTGCAATCATAGGTAAAGTATTTAGGCAGAGTAAAGTTATATTTGAATACATGGAAGGTCTATGGGCAAATGGAGTTATCTATAGAGATATATGTGGTGTTGGTAAAGGTAGAAATAATAGAGATCAAGGCCCAAGACGAGATATAGATAGATGCGAAATGATTGTTGGCGAAAGCGTTGCTATGGCATTGCCATTAGGAACAGGAGAAAAGATTAGAGGTCAAAGAGCTAACTATACAGTTTGCGATGAGTTTGCTTCTATTAGAGAAGACATTTATCAAAATGTGGTAAGGGGTTTTTCTAGCGTATCTTCTAACCCAAGTGAAAAAGTTCATAGGCAAGCAAAAATAAGATTGATGAAACAGCTTGGAGTTTGGACTGATGAAGATGAAGCACAGGAAAGCAAAATACTTAGAAGCAATCAGAACATAGTTTCTGGTACAGCATATTACTCGTTTAATCATTTTTATAAAACATGGTTTAACTATAAAAGAATTATTGAAAGCAATGGAGATAAAAATTTATTGGAGCAAATATTTCAAGGGCCAGTTCCAGATGGTTTTGATTGGAGAGATTATTCAATCATAAGATTGCCTGTTGAAATTTTACCGCCAGGTTTTATGGATGCAAAACAAATAACTTCTGCAAGAATAAATAGCACTAAGGCTAACTACTTAATTGAATATGGTGCTACATTTGCAACTGATTCAGATGGTTTCTTTAAGAGAAGCTTAATTGAATCTTGCGTTTCTGGAAATCCAAGTTCTCCAATTACTTTACCTAGTGGAGAAGTTTTATTTCATGCCTCTCTTCTTGGTGATTCGTCTGTACAACATGTTATGGCTATTGATCCAGCATCTGAAAGAGATAACTTTGCAGTAATAATCTTGGCACTTTATCCAGACCATAGACGAATAGTATATTGCTGGACTACAACTAGATCTTCGTTTAAAGAAAAAATGAAAAGCGGAATTGTAAATGAAAAAGACTTTTACAGTTATTGCTGTAGAAAAATAAGAAATTTAGCAAAGATGTTTCCTAATATGGTTCGTATAGCTTTAGATAGTCAAGGTGGTGGTATTGCTATTGAGGAAGGATTGCAAGATACAAACAGATTGCAGGATTCAGAAAAAGCAATCTACAAGGTAATTGATCCACTTAAAAGAAAAGACTCAGACGATAAAAGTGGTGAGCATATTTTATCAATGATAAATTTTGCTGATCCAAACTGGGTAGTAGAAGCAAATCATGGATTGAGAAAAGACTTAGAAGATAAAACTTTGTTATTTCCATACTTTGATCCAATCTCACTTACTCTTGCACAAGAAGAAGATATGGCAACAGGAAGAGTTAATATGTATGACACCCTAGAAGATTGTGTAATGGACATAGAAGAATTAAAAGATGAGCTTTCTAGTATTGTCCATGTTCATACTCCATCTGGCAGAGATAGGTGGGATACGCCAGAAAGTAGAGATCCAGATGGCAAAAAGAGCAGAACAAGAAAAGATAGGTATTCTGCATTACTTATGGCGAATATGGTAGCTAGAGGATTTCAAAGGATTGAGGTTCAAGATGAATATACTCATACTGGTGGATTTGCTAGACATGTTGCATCTCAAAGTGCAGAGGATAAAGAAATGTATATTGGGCCAGAATGGTTCAAAAAAGCTACCAATCATGGTTCTGGTTATGGTACAGTTGTTCCCACAAGGTGTAATAACAATATAGAGTAATCCGATTGCAATCAGATTAGGGAAAATACAATGTCAAATGATAAAGCAATGTTTGTAACTTGGGATGAAAACGATCCAGAATCAAAACAAAAAGCATTCGCAAAAGCTAGTCATGCAGACTCATTAAGTAGGTCTATTGCTGGTAATTCTTTTCAAAATGTTGCCACTAATCATGTTTCAGTTAGGGAATCGTTTGATCGAAGAGACTACGACTTCTTTAGACCAGGCGAACAAATCCCTTTATTTGATAAAGACATCATGCTTGCTTGTATGCAAGCCTATGAACGGATTGGTATTGTTCGTAATGTAATAGATATGATGGCAGAATTTGCTTGTCAAGGAATAGAACTTGTTCATCCAAATGAAAAAATTCAAGATTTTTATCGAGAATGGTTTAAAAAAGTAAATGGGGTAGAAAGAACTGAGCGTATTTTAAATATGCTTTATCGTGCAGGAAATGTGATTATAAAACGATCTACTGCAAAATTAAAAAATTCAGATGTTGAAAATTTACAAAAGGGTTCGGCAGCAGATTTAGTTATTGAAAAACCAGTAAGCGTAGCTAAGAATGAAATTCCTTGGTCATACACAATTTATAATCCTTGTACAATTGAAGTATATGGAGAAGAGTTAGCACCATTTCTTGGGCCAAATGCATTTAGATATGGAGTTAGAATTCCAGAAATAATTGTCAAAAAATTAAATAATCCAAAAGAAGAAATAGAAAAAGAAATGTTGTCTGGAGTACCTACATCAACTTTTAATCCAGGTATTGCTGGTGGAAAATCAATTCCATTGCCAGCAGATAAAACTGTTGCTATCTATTATAAGCGAGATGATTGGCAAGTTTGGGCAAAGCCAATGATCTATTGTATCTTAGAAGATTTGTTGATGCTCAAGAAAATGAAGCTTGCGGATCTTGCAGCATTAGATGGTGCAGTTAGTCATATTCGACTTTGGAAATTAGGTTCTTTAGAACACAGAATATTACCAACAGAAAACGCAATCGGTAGACTGGCAGATATGCTTTTAAATAATGTTGGCGGTGGATCTATCGATCTTATATGGGGTCCAGAATTAGACTTCAAAGAAACATCTACTGATGTAGCTAAATTCTTAGGTGAAGAAAAGTATAAACCAATTTTAAATGCAATTTTTGCAGGATTGGGTATACCACCATCTTTAACTGGTTTGCCTACTGGTCAAGGCTTTTCAAACAATTACATTAGTCTTAGAACATTAATTGAAAGACTAGATTATGGCAGACAATTACTAGCTAGATTTTGGGAAACTGAAATAAAAGTAGTTCAGAAGGCGATGGGATTTAAACTCCCTGCTCAAGTTGTTTTTGATCATCAAACACTACAAGACGAAGCAGCAGAGAAGAGATTGCTTATCGACTTAATTGATAGAGATATTATTAGCGAAGAAGCAATTCAAGAAAGATTTAATTTTGTTCCAGAAATTGAAACTGTTAGAAGAAAAAGAGAGTTTAAGAAAAGGGAAAATGATCAAATGCCTAAGAAGGCTGGCCCTTGGCACAACCCACAAAGACTAGAAGAAATCAAAAAGCTTTGGGCACAAATGGGTGTGCTTACTCCAAAAGACTTTGGAGTTGAAGCCTCTCAAGAAACAGCACCACCAAAAGCAGCACCAACAGGTCAAAATCCAAATCAATCACAAGATAAACCTATTGGTATTGAAGGACAAGGAAGACCAGTTGGAGTTAACGATAAAGAAGTAAGAAAGAAAAAAGAGGTAAAACCAAGAACTGCTGCTGAATTAGTAGAGATAATGTCTTGGGCAGAAGCTGCTCAAAAATCTATATCTGATTTAGTTAATCCAGCATTTCTACATTCATCAAAAAAGAAGTCTATGAGAGAATTATCTTCTGAAGATTTTAATTCTTTGGAAAAAACCAAGTTTCATATATTATGTAATTTAAGTTATTTGGAAAAAGTAGATAGGCAAACAATAGCAAAAATCATTAATACAGACATGAAAATTCATGACGATATAAATAAGGTGCTATCTATAGCCACTAAAAATTATATTTCTAAAGAAGGTAGCCAACCAAATACAGAAACAAGAAGGAAAATTGAAGCATCATCTGTTGCAATTTATTTTATAGGCAAACAAGATGAAACCAATAATTCTGATTACCCTATATCGTAGATATCATGAATTTTGTAGCAGTATTGAAAACATAGAAAGATATAAAAAATTTTTCAAGGTTAAGCCAGATATATATGTAATATGGTCTTCTCCAGAACATGGAAAGTTTTGGTTATTTGAAGACTTAATTAAAAAAGACATTATTCAAAAGCTAATTACAAGGAAAGGTTTTCCAAACGAAAATGGAAAACACCCAACATCTTTTTTTGAATCTCACAATATAAGACTAGGATTAGAAACTGTATTTAGAGATCATCCAGACTCATACTGCATAGTTCAAGCAGCAGATGTAAAAATAACAGAATATGGCTTTAATGTTATAGAAAACGAGATGATTTCTGGTGCTAGTGCTGTAACTTTTATTTGGAATAATAGATTTACAACAGATGCTTGGGCAACAAATTGCTTTGCAGTTTCATCTGCTAGAAAATTTTGGCCTCCATTTGTTGAATACGATACAGTTGATACTTTAGAAAGATATTGGTATAAAGAATTTGCTAAAAATAGTAAAAAAGATTATATTACAGTACTTGGAAATCAATCTAATTTTATATTTACTCATGAACATAAAAGCGAAAAACTTCCAAAATTTTTAGATAAATTTATTGTTGAAAATGAAAGTGTAGGATTGTTTATAAAAGGACAAAAATCTTTAATTAAAAGAATATATGATTTTTGGGTGTATTTATTAGGGAGATAGTATGCCAAAGATAAAAATAATATATGACACAGAAACTTCTGATGTAGAAGTATACATGGGCAAAAAGAAGGTTGATGATATTTACGCAGTTTTTTTGCATCAAGACATTGAAAATTCATATAAGTTTACATTGCAATTATTTAGTGTAGACGATGGCATACTTAAATTTAAGAACGCAGATGTTGAAAAAGAAATAGATAATGTTTTGTTTTTGAGCAAAATAACAAACTATTTTAATTTAGGGGAAAAGAAATGAAAGAATTTGCAATTTTTAAGTCAGAAATACAAGACGGACTTAAAGAAAAAATTATTTCTAGCATGTCTATTTCTTCTACATGTGAATTAGAAATTTGCGATCCTTTCCTATTAAACAAGCCACTTAGGGCAGTAGCAGAAAATAAAAACCAGATGGATCTTCATTACTTGAAATCTATTTTAGTTACTACTGGCTGGAATAAAAACGATGATGTGTTTGATAAAGCAGAAGTTTGGACTGCAAGAAATACTCCATCTGATAAGCCATTTAATTATGAGCATGATCAAAAACAAATAATTGGACATATTACTGGATCTAAAGTAATTGACGAAGATGGCAATGATGTGGCAGAAGGAGTGAGTGTTGATGAACTACCTAAAAAGTTTCACATCTTGACTTCTGCTGTACTTTACAAATTTTGGGAAGATCCAAAAAAACAAGAAGAGATGAATGATATAATATCTGGCATAGCAAACAACAAATGGTTTGTTTCTATGGAAGCATTATTTAATAATTTTGACTACGCTATGGATGATGGTGTTGCTGCCAAAGTAATTGCTAGAAATGAAAAGACTGCTTTTTTAACTAAACATTTACGAGCATATGGCGGTAATGGTGTCTTTAATAATATCAAAATAGGAAGAGTTTTAAAGAACATCGTCTTCTCTGGAAAGGGGCTTGTACGCAAGCCAGCCAATCCAGAAAGCATTATTTTTGATGAAACGGAAGCTTTTATTACAAGTTCGGTGTACCAATTAGATGAGACTACAAAGTCAAAGGAGATCATTATGAGTATTGAAGAAGAAAAAATCGAAAAGCAAATTGCAGAAGTTACTGAAGAAGTAGCTGCTGCTTTTCCTCCAGAAGAAACGCCCGAAGAAGAAAAGAAAGAAGATACTGTTGAAGATCCAGCAGTTAAAAAAGAAGAAAAGATGGGCGAAGAAGAAGCTAATTATATGGAAGATAAAAAGAAAATGATGGCTGAATCTGAAGCCATGAAAAAACAATTAAACATGGTTGTTAATGAACTTAACAGCATGAAGAAAGAAAAAAGCATGAGTGATCGTGCAAGTTTGGTAATCGAAAAGTTTGGTATGAATAAAGATGAAGCTACTTTGGTAGTTTCCGCATTAAGTGCTCTTAATGACGAATCTTTTTCTACTGCCGTTAATATGCAGTCTGATTACTTTAACAAAAAAATGTCTGAATACAAATCTGGAAAAACTGTTAATGAAGAAGCATCAGCTAAAGATCCAGAAGAAGACAAAAAGAAAAATCCAAGTGAAAATGTAGAAATTAGTGAAGATCCAGCAGATGTTAAAGCATCTGCATCTATCTTGGACACTGCTGAAGTTAAATCAGATGCTGCTCTTGCAACTTCAGAAAGTTCTAATGGTGTAAAGCAAGTAGCATCGCAAATTGCGTCTTATTTTGGTTTAGAAACATCGGCCACAGAGTAATAAAAGGAGAGACTAATGGCTCTTAAATCTGACCGTAATGTACTTGAAACTGACATTTCTTTGGTTTGCAACGATGTTGTAAGCAAGGGTCTTGTTCTTGTTTATGGTACTCAAGCTTCTGGTGTTGGTAACGAAACTCCAGGAATTGCAACTTTAGTTGTAAACCCATCTGGATATAAAGTAGCTGGTTTGACTTTGGCAAGCTTTGTAAGCATTGACCAAACTCGTCAGCACCGAAACTTTATGAAAGATGAACAAGTAGTTGGCGAAAAAGCCCCATTGCTTCGCAAAGGTTATGTAGTAACTGATGCCGTAGCTGGTACGCCAGCACCCGGTGCTCCAGCATATCTTGTTGGAACTGGTGTTCTATCAACTGTGGTTTCTGCTACTGGTGGTGTAGCTGCTACTCCATTGGTTGGTGCTTTTGCTACTGCAAAAGATGAAAGTGGTTTCGCAAAAGTGTACATTAACCTTCCTGCATAACTTTAAAAAAAGGAGAGATAGTTCCATGAAGACACCAACTCCAGAAATGGTAGACTTGTTGAGAAAGTCAGGCAGCAACAATTATGAAGTTGCTTGTGCTGCACAAGTTGAATTGGCCAAAGCTTTAACCCTCCCTCTTCGTCAGGGTATTATTAACGGAGATATCGTTAGTAATATTTTTGAAACAGTAGCATTTGCTCCTGGTACCGCTGTAGAATTTCCTTTGGATTTTCTTGCTCCTGGTACTGAGAAAGACTTCGTTGCTTATACGATTCCTGCACAGGGTAAAATTCCTGAGCGAAGCGTAGAAGGCGACTATGTAATGGTTCCTACCTATGAAGTTGGTGCTTCCATCGACTTCTCCCTGCGTTATGCTAGGGATGCAAGGTGGGATATCATTGGTCGAGCAATGCAAGTTCTTGAAGCATCCTTTGTTCGTAAAATGAATAGCGATGGCTGGAGAACTATTCTTGCTGCTGGCGTTGGTCGTGGCCTTGTCATTTATGACGATGTTGCTGCTGCTGGCTACTTTAGCAAGAGGCTAGTTGCTCTTCTCAAAACTTCTATGAGGCGAAATACTGGTGGTAATAGTACCTCGATTAATCGTGGTAAGCTTACTGACCTTTATATCAGTCCAGAAAGTCTTGAAGACATTCGTGGATGGCAGATTGGTGAAGTTGATGACTTTACCCGAAGGGAAATCTTCGTTCAAGAAGAAACTCCACTTCCAAGGGTATTTGGCGTTAACCTTCACGACCTCGATGAAATTGGCGTTGGTCAAGAATTCCAGAAGTACTATGCTGGACCTCTTGGTGCATCTATGCCAGGCAGCAAAGTTGAAATTGTTATCGGCTTAGACCTTGATAAACAAGACAGCTTTGTTCATCCTGTTCGTCAAGAAATCGAAGTTTACGAAGATCCTACTTTCCATCGTCAACGCAGGATGGGTATGTATGGTTTTGGTGAACACGGCTTTGCTGTACTTGATAACCGAAGGGTTCTTCTTGGTGCAGTATAGTGTTAAAATATTAAATAAAATAAAGCAGTCCTCTTTACGAGGACTGTTTTTTTTGTTATATTGGTCAAAGGATTTGAAACACTAAAGGAGATTATCATGGCTAAAGAACCAACAATTTTTGAAAAAGCAGCTAATTTTGCAGTAGCATTAACTAAACATGTAGCTACTGGAATGCCAACCTTAACAGAAGATAAGGTAAAAATACGATTAGATATTTGTGATACATGCCCCGAAGTAAATAAGTCTAGCCCTAATTGGACATGTACAAAATGTGGTTGTAATTTAAAGGTAAAAGCTAGTTGGGCTGGTCAGGATTGTCCTATTAAAAAGTGGCCAGCGATTACTTAATATATGGTGTATTTATCTTTGGAGAAAACAAAATATGCACTTCCAAAGAAACATAACAAGAATACAAGACCAAGACGACTTTTCTGGAGTACCTACCTCTGGAGAAGTCGTTTTTTTTGATGGCGAAAATTTTATTACAGCAGATATTACTGGGTATCAAGGATCACAGGGTAGACAAGGAAATCAAGGTTATCAAGGATTTCAAGGCATAACTGGTTTTCAAGGTTTAACTGGAGCAGGAAGTCAGGGTAATCAAGGATCACAAGGTAATCAAGGAGAACAGGGCCAAGGAAATCAGGGCAATCAAGGTCTAATTGGATTTCAAGGTTTTCAAGGAACAATTGGAAACCAAGGTTTACAAGGTTATCAGGGCATTCAAGGTAATCAAGGATTTCAAGGCAATCAAGGATTCCAAGGAAGACAAGGATTTCAAGGCCATCAAGGAGATCAGGGTTGGCAAGGAGATCAAGGATTTCAAGGAAGGCAAGGCTTTCAAGGTCACCAAGGAGATCAAGGTTTTCAAGGAAGACAAGGGTTTCAAGGAGAACAAGGATTACAAGGCATAACTGGCTTTCAAGGAGTTGAAGGCATAGCTGGAATAGATGCGTTATGGAACTTCACAGGTTCTTATAATGGCGGTGCATCATATGCTGTAGGTGATATAGCAACTTATTTAGGGCAAACTTGGTATCGCATTCATTCTAATGGTGGCAATCTTGGGGATACTCCCACAGAAGGAACTTTTTGGACATTAATTGCTCAGAAAGGTGATCAAGGATATCAAGGATTACAAGGTCAACAAGGTTTGCAGGGCAATCAAGGATTACAAGGTAATCAAGGATCACAAGGTTTAAATGGAAACTTTGGTGGTGTTACAGTTGAATACCTTATAGATACTCTTAATTACACAATAAACGATCCAGGCGATAACTATATAAGATTTAACAATTCCTCTCTTCCATCAGCTACACATGTCATTATTGATGATAATCCAAACAACTCAACCATTGATCTTTCTTTATATTTAAATACTATTTCTGCATCAACAAGCACGATGAAGGGGCACTTTAAATTATCTAAGAAAAATGATTCTACAGTATTTGCTCTTTATGCAATTAGTTCTGCAACAGAAGAAGAGCCAAGTTTTTTTGACATTATTATTTCTTATCTATCTGGAAGTGGAACATTTTCAAATAATGATGAAGTTCTTTTAACTTTTGCAAGAACTGGAGATAAGGGAGATACTGGCAATCAGGGCTATCAAGGATTTAAAGGCGAGCAAGGATTTCAAGGAAACCAAGGGGAACAGGGTTCTCAGGGAGATCAAGGATCGCAAGGTAATCAGGGCGAACAGGGATTTCAAGGAAACCAAGGCTCACAAGGTTATCAAGGATTGCAAGGAAGTCAAGGCGATCAAGGATCACAGGGTGAACAAGGCTTACAAGGTGATCAAGGGGAACAAGGCTCACAAGGAGATCAAGGAAATCAAGGCGATCAAGGTAATTATGGTAATCAGGGTGACCAAGGATCACAAGGCGATCAAGGTAATCAGGGTGATCAAGGATCACAAGGCAATCAAGGTGAACAAGGTTCGCAAGGAGATCAGGGTAATCAGGGCGATCAAGGATATCAGGGCAATTCTGGTTCTGGAGTTACAATTCAAGGATCTGATTCTTGGGAAAATATATTTAATAATCAAACTAGCATTTCTTCTATAGGTGATATGTGGATACTTACATCTACAGCACAAGGAACAGCATCTCAATCATGTCCTAATCCTTCTACTGGAACAGCTTCTGCTGGAGATGGGGTTGTTTATATAGGAACTGGACCTATTTATTGGCAAAATGTTGGGCCTATTCGTGGACCGCAAGGATTAACTGGAAATCAAGGAGCACAAGGCAATCAAGGCGAACAAGGCGAACAAGGCGAACAAGGCAATCAAGGAAATCAAGGATTCCAAGGTGAACAAGGTTTTCAAGGTCAACAAGGACTCCAAGGCAATCAAGGGATTCAAGGTGAACAAGGGTTCCAAGGAAATCAAGGATTTCAAGGGGAACAGGGTGATCAAGGCAATCAAGGATTTCAAGGTGAACAAGGATTTCAAGGTGATCAAGGATCACAAGGAAATCAGGGAGATCAGGGATTACAAGGTGAACAAGGTAATCAAGGTTTTCAAGGTGAACAAGGCGAACAAGGATTTCAAGGAGAACAGGGTTTCCAAGGAGATCAGGGTTTTAAAGGTAACCAAGGTTTTCAAGGTGAACAAGGATTGCAGGGTGAACAGGGTTTCCAAGGGAATCAAGGTGATCAAGGTCACCAAGGATTTCAAGGAGAGCAGGGAGAGCAGGGTATTCAAGGTCATCAAGGATTTCAAGGTTATCAAGGCGAACAAGGTATTCAAGGCGATCAGGGCTATCAAGGAGATCAAGGATTTCAAGGACAACAAGGAAATCAAGGAGATCAAGGTGAACAAGGATACCAAGGTGAACAGGGATTGCAAGGTTTGCAAGGCAATCAAGGATTTCAAGGTGAACAAGGTTTTCAAGGTCAACAAGGACTCCAAGGCAATCAAGGGATTCAAGGTGAACAAGGGTTCCAAGGAAATCAAGGATTTCAAGGGGAACAGGGTGATCAAGGCAATCAAGGATTTCAAGGTGAACAAGGATTTCAAGGTGAACAAGGATTTCAAGGTGAAGAGGGTTTCCAAGGTGATCAAGGATCACAAGGAAATCAGGGAGATCAGGGCGAACAGGGCGACCAAGGATTTCAAGGGAATCAAGGAGATCAAGGTTTTCAAGGTGAGCAAGGATTCCAAGGAAATCAAGGGGAACAGGGATTTCAAGGTTTTCAAGGAGATCAGGGAAATCAAGGTTGGCAGGGTGAACAAGGTTCACAGGGTGATCAAGGATTCCAAGGAGAACAGGGAAATCAAGGTGATCAGGGATCACAAGGTGATCAGGGATTACAAGGCGACCAAGGCAATTATGGGAATCAAGGCGACCAAGGATATCAGGGAGCAACTGGTAGCTTTGGCGGTGTAACAGTTGAATATAAAATAGATACAAATAATTATTCAATCAACGATCCAGGCGACAACTACATAAGATTTAACAATGCTTCTCTTGCATCAGCTACGCATGTTATAATTGATGATAATCCAAATAATGCAAA